ATGAAAATATTAAATATAAATGCATTCGAGAGATTGGCAGCTCAAAGGTTAGTTACCATTGCTGAGGTGGTTAATGCTATATACGCAATAAACCCTAATACTAAAGTAAAAGATTTAAATGAAGATGATGTTGAGGAAATACAGGATATAAGGAAAGCAGTAACAAGGAACATACGTTATTTAAAAATACGCGTAGGAAGCGTGAACGAGGAGTTAGACGCCGATTTAGCCTTTGCAGCGGCCTACGATTATATCAGTGAAGACATAACACCGAAAGAAATCATTGAAAGAATAAAGGACGCTGTTATCGCTTTTCATTATAGTAATGATTGGCAAAATTACATGATGGCTTTCGGCGGAAGATCATTAGTTGAAATCGTGGGACAGGTAAGGAAAACGGGGCGTGGTCAACACCGTAAGAGTGATGAGGAGAAAGGAAATCAAAAAATGATGGGGCTACTAATAAAACTTTTAGCCGATAAACACTCCAGTGGTAAATATGGGGAAACCCATAAACCAAAGATTTCTGAAATTTATAAAGATGTCTTGGCGCTCGCAGAAAAGGAGAAGATTTCCGATAAAGGAATTAAGAGAGCGACTTTCAATGCTAAAGCGTCTGCGGCATTGAAAGCTGTATATGATGAAAACTGACAGCAAAACTTTTTGCATGTTTTTGCAAGTTTTTGCATATGAATGCACATCATTGCATTCCATTGTCTCTGGTTGTCTCTCATTGTGTCTCATAACTGTTCATTGTTGTTCATTACTGTTCGTGTCCGTTCGCTGTCGTTCCTTGTTGTTCATTTATATTATGAAGTTTTGATTCCATCTAACTGTTTTTATTAATTAAATTCAATGCATTAGTAACATAATTATGAACTGTTGTAGTTTTGCAATTTCTCAGTGGATTTAATTTATTTCAGTAGATTTAATGGTTTTTTTAATAGATTCCATTCTTGTTGGATTCATGTTCAACCATACAGTACTATTGCTTCCATAACGCAGAAACAGTGGAGGCACCATGCAAAATCTTATCTTCATACCGCCAACTCCTGAGCAGCGCCGCACCATCCTTGAGGAATACGCTTTCAAGTATGACAAGCGTATCCGTGAGGACGAATGCGGCGAGATCACCAGCCTTTCCCGTTCCAGTCGCTGGAAGATGGAGCAGGAAGGCCGCTTCCCCGCCCGTTGCCATTTTGGCCGCAATAGCTGCGCCTGGCTTCTCTCCGATGTGCTGTGGTGGGTTCGTAATCCCCCGGCGGTAGAGAACGTTAATAACCCATACAGCCGCAAATCGGCTTAGTAAGCTCACCGTGCAATCACACGCAAAATCGCCTGATCAGCGAAAAGAAAATGTTGCGTGGTGTTGCGCAAAAAATATTGCAGTATCCCTAACGCTGTCGCGGCGGCTCTAATTAAAGACTAATTCGGAGCTACAGAAATGACTCAGAGAAAATTAAGTGCCTTGACTGGCACCGCCCCAACTCACCCTGAGGCTAGCCAGAATGGTATTTCAGACAATAACTTTGCTGCGCGTATCCCGGTGACGATCAGCAATATTGGCGGCAAAGACATTCAGTCTGTGCATGGTCGCAAACTTCATGCCTTTCTGGCGGTAGGGCGTGACTTCACTACATGGATTAAAGCACGAGTTAAGCAATACGGTTTTGTAGAGGGTGTTGATTACGTAGTTGTCGAAGATTTGACCGCCCCCAAACGGGGGAGCTCAAAATCTCGCCAGAGAATTGAACATGACTACATCCTGAGCCTGAACATGGGTAAAGAGCTTTCGATGGTTGAGCGCAACTATCAGGGCAAACTCGCCCGCCAATATTTTATCGACTGTGAAGAACGCCTGCGCCGTGTAGCCCCCGAAGAACATCAGGCAGCGCTTACCACATGGCGACAAAACCGCGTGGCAGCTTGTGAAGACCACAAGAGCATGACAGATGCCATGAAGGGCTACATTGAGCGCACTGGCGACAGCCAGAAAGGATTCGCCTACAGCAATGAAAGCACCTTCATCAATCGCCTGGTGCTGGGTATGCACCCGCCAGTGTGGGCTAAACAGAATGGCGTACAGGCCAAAAAGGTACGCGACCATATGAATGCTGACCAACTGGCGCTGGTGGCCTATCTGGAAAGCCGGGATTGCGCCTTGCTGGATCTGGATACGGCTACCGAAGAACGAAAGACAAAACTCACTGAGCTGTCCCAACGCTGGCTGGTTAAACGTGTGGGAGGCTTATCGTGAACATTCAACAGGGGGTATGCCCAGCAGAACCCGCAGCCCGCAAGGCCTCAGCGGTAACTGTGCAGACTGGCCCGGTTTTTTCGGGGCAGTTACCAGACAACAATTATGACGCTCAAAGCCTGCACGGGTCTTTGAGTCCCGCTCAAAGTTTGCGCGTTCCTTTAATGCACGCACATATCAAACTCGGTGATATGCCGAGTTCAGTCAACCGGGTACGAAATACGTACTCAGTTGATTATCGCGAATCGCGAGAATCGGCTAAGTCGTTGATTACAGATAAAAGAATGTTTACCCCTCTTTTGGCTAACTCATTGATTCTTCCACAAACCTGTAGCTCATGGCACGGTAAACACGAACAGTATTCGGGTTCACCTGAACAGGAACAATTTTCCGGTTCATCTGAACATAAACAGTGCTTAGGTTCGGCAATCATTCCGTTCGGATGTATCAAGCAAAATCAGACGGTTGGAGATGGCGCAGATTTGCGCCATGAAAAAGGCAGCACTGCGAATGCCGCCCTTAGGGATGATGGAAAAAACCATAACGCGGAATATCAGCAGGTTAACCGACTATCTTTTAGCGAATCGGATAACTCACCCTCTTTAAGAGGGGAGGCTCAGCGCTTGCAGGTAACGCACTGTCACCTGCAAAACTCTTCAAGAGTTGCACAAACTTTGTACGCCGAAATTATCGGGGAGCCTCACAACCCCGACGATATCGGGTCAGTAACCTACGAAAATTTTGTAGGTCAGCCCTTTGGTTCGATGCCTTTCATACGTAAAGCCTCTCGCCCCAATTCCTTTAACCAGTTGCTGGTGCTGGTGTTTTCCTCTTGGGCCAAGTCGTCAAATTGCTTACGTAGCTCCGAAGGAATGCGGATAGGCAGCATTGGGGATCTTCCATTGCCTTTTGGTTGTTTGTCTCTCGATATTGACATGCATATGCCTATAGGTTTATGGTTAATTCAAATAGGCATATACACTAACATGTGTGAGTCTATTAAAACAACGCCCCGGACTGCTCGAACAGTACCAGGGCGTCTAACCACCACCGTTAATCTCGATAACGAGGCAGCTATGAAAGATATTACCACACACCCGCAAGGGCGGCATTCCTACACCTGGCGCTTTTTGGCGCTCAACCGTCACGACAAGAACGCCAGACCCTGCCGCCTGTCTGTTGAGGCTCCAACCGAACGTGAAGCCCGCCGGATTCTGGCCCCTCATTTCATTCTCTCACTGGCGGCTCGCCTGCCTGCACAGGGGGTGTGCAATGCATAAGCAAACCTTTGAGGCCATTTGCCACGCTGAAAATGCCCGTGCGCTAAACCTTCAGGCGATTGCCGTTCTCGATATGTGGATGGATACGCTCACCAACCATGATGAGTATGAAGCGAATAAGGTTGCCGCCATTCATACCCTGATCCATGCAGCGCTTGAACACATTCAGAAAGCTACGGAGGTGCGTCATGTCGCATGAAATCACACTGGAACAGGCTGCTGAAATGGCCCATCAAGCCGAGATAGTTTGCGCCATGCTGGAAGACCATCCTCACCACATGACCGATGGCGATGTATCAGCTATTGCGGCACTGGTTAAAAAACTGGCGGGTCATGCTGCTGGCTGGCTTATCGAAGAACAGGCACAGCGGGAGAATACTCATGCGTGAACCACAAGTTAACAGCCGCTGGAAAGACGGACGCGGGGAACTGGTGACCGTTACTGATGTTGCCTTCAATTTCGTCAGGTTCATCCGTGACGGTTACAAATTCCCCGTAACCTATTCACCTGAGCGTTTTGTTAAAGAGTTTTCACCTGTAACGGAGGCCGGAAAATGAGCGAAGAAATGCTGACAGCTGAAGATCTGTTCTGGGCGAAAAAAATCATCGCAGACAGCTACATCACCCTGAACATTGAGCGTAACGGTGTGCCGGTCTATGTTCATGGCTCTCAGTGTCTGCCTCTCACGCTGCCGCTGCTGTTCTGGGTGCTGACCGAATCGATAGAGAAGAAGCTGGTGGAAATGTTCGGGCCTGATGAAGGTTTAATCCGCACCGTTGGCAAGTTCTGGCAGATGCTGGATATGGACGCGCTGGACGACAGAAAGGATAACTGCCTGTCTGAAACGGGCGTATGGGCCGTTGACACCTCGATGGAAAGCCTTGCCGGGTTTCTGGCAACCGGGCAGGTGCCTGAACCAGTGATCCACTGAGGTGATGAGATGAAAAACGCACCGAATCTTAAACATCTCCCGGATGACAAAAACGAAGAAGCGGTAATCTTCGCCGGGGCCAACGCCTGGATACTGTCAAAGGACTACGCCAGCAACAACAAGACCGGGGATACCATCCCGCCGATCACCCTGGGCGTTCGCCAGCTTGCCGAGCTTGAAACGCTTAACGTTATCGATAACGGGCGCAAGTTTGCGCGGGTATACCGTTCCGGGAAAATCAGCCAGGACAGGCTAACGATGCTTGCCCGTAAGCTTGCAGCCGAGGGGGTAAAAAGCGTTCAGCTTTATTCTGAGGCGGGGGAAATGCTGGAGGACTGGACGGGGCAACTTCCGGCAATGAAAGAGCAGTGGGAAAGCGAGAACCTGCCCGCGCTCCATCATCTGGGGGATGGTACGGCTATTGATGGCGGCGAGCTGGAGGCATTGCAGGAACTGAACGAAATTTATACTCACGTTCTGGCCTTTGGCGATCACCATGTTGCCAGTATGCGTGCTAACCCTGTGACCGGGGAAACGCACACTTTCCAGACGCTGAACTCATTCAGGAACAATTTTCTCGATACCCGGCGCATTGCCAATCGTCGTCTGGGCGAAGCCTGGCTTCAGTGGCCAGGCCACGCCAAGAAGCTGGCGGGGGTGGGCTTTTATCCAAATCCTGACCTCTGCCCGGAAGGAGTTTATAACCTGTTCAACGGTCTGGCTGTGGAGCCTGAATCAGGTGACTGTTCGCCCTATCTCGATCACCTCCGAACCGTTATCTGCGCGGGCAATGAAGAAGCCTATCAGTATCTGGTGGGGTGGCTGGCCCATCTGTTTCAGAAGCCGCAGGAGAAGCCCTCCGTGGCCGTGGTGATGAAGTCGATAGAGGGGACGGGTAAAGGCACGATGGTAAAGCCCATCATTGAAGCGCTGGGTATGTATGGCGTTCAGGTGAACGGCCCCGGTCAGATAGCGGGGCGGTTCAACGGGACGATTGCCAACAAGCTGTTCGTTTTTGTTGATGAAGCTGAACTGACCGATCCCCGCGCATCCGACAGGCTGAAAGCGATTATCAGTGAGCCGACGATTAACCTTGAGCGCAAAGGGAAAGACCCGGAGCCGATGCCGAACTATGCCCGATTCGTGTTCGCCAGCAATCATGACAGGGTGATCCGCGCAGGTATGCGTGAGCGCCGCTATCTGGTGCTGGAGCCGGACGGGAGCAAGGCTCAGGAGAAGGGTTACTTTGACCGCCTGCACCAATGGATCAAAGAGAACGGTTCGGCAAAGCTGCTGGCCTGGCTGCTGGATTATGACCTTGGCAACTTTGACCCCCGCCGACCGCCTGTTACCTCTGCGCTGGTGGAAGAAAAGCTGGCAAGCCTGCCCCCGGCATACCAGTACATCTACAGCGAGATATGGAGTGGCAACCCGTTTAATGGTCAGGCTAACGTTACCGCCGCCGAGCTGGTCAACCGCTTTATGCTTTGGTGCGAAACGCAGGGCGAAGATATTAAAGAGGCCGCCGCACGCTCAGCCATTGGTAAGGTTATGTCACGGCTGGGTCTGGCAGTGATGGGGCGCTCAGGTCGGGGCATTGGCAAGCACTATGAAATGCCGCTGCTGGTGGACTTGCAGGAACGCTTCGCAGGGTTGATAGGGGAGGACGCCGGGATCGTGTTTAACTGATATTTTTGCAAAATAGCCATTTGACCTGTACCACCTGTACCACATTGCCTGTAACCCGCATCACACAAGGCTTTGAGTATGGTACAGGTCATTTACTAACCTATACCATTGCTGTACCACCTGTACCATAAGCACACAACTGGAGAATTTGCTGGTTTATGATTTTATGGAGCCAATAATCATGCGGGGTAAGGATTTACCCGAGTTCTGGATAGCTTTTATTGAACTATCCCGTACTATTATTGCTGGTACTGCTAATTGGTTGAAAAGGAATTGCCTGTCGTGAAAAAAATTCTGTTACCCCTGATTTTATCGGTAGTTTGTACTGGCGTTGCCCAAGCTGGGGAACAATCGGTTTCCTTTATGCCAAAAATTTGTCCAGAAAATTCAATTGTCTCAGGGGTGTACACTGCCCTGAAATCTGGTCTGCCGGAAGTTGATTACAGGAAAAAAGAAGATGAGAAGATCGCGAAGTTGCGCGATAGAATATGGGGCTATTTGAATGAATTCGATTCTGACAACAAAAAAATAAAATTTACGGTGAGTCGGCTTTCCTCGCAAATTTTGTCTGAGAAAGAAAGCCTGAAGTATTTCGAAAAAAATGAGATTGAAGGGCGGAGTATTTATAAGGAATATTATAAAGTAAAAAATAATCAGGGGGCTGTTGCAATATATGAAACATTCAACGTTTTCCCCGAGGATGATTTGTTCAGGTGCGACTCGATCGGTAATGTTGACATAGTAAGTTATGAAGGTTGAGAAAAAGGGGCTAAGCCCCTTTGTAATCTAAATGCCTAATGTTTTTTTTGCTCTCTTTAACGCGGCTAACCTTTCATCCCTGCCATTAGCTACGCCTCCATTCACACGACTCATTACGGTGTCAAAGTCATCATTATCGGCAGCAGTATTTAAATCTCTCTTTGACCAAAACAAACAGGAGGTTTGAACGGCGATTGAGATATTAGACGCCACGACTTCCGGGTGAGATACCAAATCCTGATGTATTTTATTACCATATTTTTGATAGTTTTCCCTCCCGGTTAGATGAAGTAACCCTCTACCAATAAATTTGGGGCCATCCCCCGGATATTTATTCCCTACATTGTGACCAGCGGTTGTATTAGGCTCGTACTCCTTTCCTCCATGTTTCGGGATTTCCGTCAGGGATAAAAACTGAGAAGTTTCACAACATGACTGAGCAAGAAAATGAGCTACACGTAACTTATTGTCATTGATGTTGAATACAGTGAACCAGTGGTTAAGATGATATGGCAATACGCTGAAATTAGCTTTCTGCGCCACCCCACGAGCTTTGTTTGTTCTGTATGGAACAGCGATAGCGCTCAAGATTTCGGTGGTGACTGTAATCATGCCGTAACTCGTTCGTTCCATGCATCCGAAAACTGGACATTCCCGTCACAGTATTTCCAGGTGATTTTCTCATATTGCAATGAGACGTGCTCAGTATGATTACTTTTAGGCTCATTTATCATTGATGGTGAAATAGACACAACTTTCACACCCTCCATGAGCATATTGAAATACTCAACTTCCTGACCTGCATCATTGATGCGATACCAGCGAATTTCTGCCGATTTAAGCGTTTGTCCCAGCGCTACAGCCCGATACAGATACGGAGAAGAAGAGTCAAAAGCCTTTTCGAACCACATTTCACCATGAATGCGAGTTCCGGTCAGTTTCCCTGTCCTTCCGTCAGTTGGGATCTTCAGGTTATGTCCGAATTGTGATATCTCCACGCTACCATCACGCCCCTGCACGTCAACAGATCCAATGATATCCGCGCCGCCATCATCTTTAAGCCACAGGTAAGCAGGTATAGCCATTTTATTCAATTCCTTGTATTGATTAAAAACAGCGTCAACTGTAGGTGTTCTGGCTGGTAATGCGTTTGATTTAAATCAAAAACGGCCAGCCAGCGGCCCGTTATCTGCATCTCGTTTGTAAAGTATTTGTACTTGTGCTTTCTCGTGTATTTAGCTGCCTCTGTGCGGGGTTTTCTTAATATTTTTCATGTATATATTGAATGGTGGCACTCAGACGTGAGCCGCCACAGGCCGTAAAATCCACCGCGTCGGGTACAGTGATTTTTCGGCCTCCCCATTCCGAGCTGGTTTCACGTCTCAATACTCACTGTTACGAGAAACCACGACATGAAAAAATTGCTTGAACTCCGCCAGGAGAAAACCGCCCTCAAAACTCAGATGCGTGCCATTATGGACAAAGCGACTGAGGAAAAACGCAACCTGAACGCTGACGAGGGCAAACAGTTCGACGAACTCCGCGCCAGAGCCGAATCCCTTAATACTGATATTACCCGCCTTGAGGCGCTGGCCGATGAAGAACGCAACCAGCCAGGCAAGCCAGCAGACGGCAAGACGGTATCTAACGACGAGCTGCGTCACTACATTCTGACGGGCGAAACCCGCGCACTCTCCACTGCTGTTGGCTCTGATGGCGGCTATACCGTTATCCCTGAACTCGACAAAGAGATCATGCGCCAGCTGTCTGATGACTCTGTGATGCGTCAGATCGCTACGGTGAAGACCACAACCAGCAACGAATACAAAAAGCTGGTATCCGTGGGCGGCGCGACTGTCAATCATGGCGAGGAAGGCACAGCCCGCACCGAAACCAGTACGCCGAAGCTGGAAGAAGTGAGCATTAAGCTGTTCCCAATCTACGCCTACCCGAAAACCACCCAGGAAATTCTTGATTTCAGCGATGTGGATATTCTGGGCTGGCTGTCATCTGAAATCAGCGACACCTTCACCGAGACTGAAGAAACCGACCTGCTGACCGGAGACGGCGCTAAAAAGGCTACGGGCTTCCTGTCCTATCCCCGCGCGGCCACTGGCGACAAAACCCGCCCGTTCGGCACGCTGGAGAAAATGGAGACAGCCGGAGCCTCGCCCGTTGCTGATGAGCTGATCGACCTGCTGTTTAAGCTGAAGGCTAAATACCGCAAAAATGCCGTATGGGTGATGAACTCGAATTCAGCCGCTGCGCTGCAAAAGCTGAAGAACGGCAACGGTGATTATATCTGGCGTGATCGGCTGACTGAGGGTTCCCCTGATTTGCTGCTGGGCCGCCCGGTGTATTACCTCGAAAATATGGCAGATGCAGCAGCAGGTGAGGCGGTGCTGGCCGTGGGTGACTTCAAACGTGGTTACTACATCGTGGACCACACTACCGGAGTACGCACCCGCCCGGACAACATCACCGAGCCGGGTTTCTACAAGGTTCACACCGATAAATATCTGGGCGGTGGGCTGGTGGACTCCAACGCCATTAAGGTACTGGAAATTCCGGGTTCAGGTTCCTGATCCGATGTTCAGGGGGCTGCGGCCCCTTTCCTGCCTTCTGGAGTCCGACCCATGAAAAATAATGATTTTGAAATCCGCACTGCCAGCCTGAACGCTGAATCTCAGAAGCTGGTGGGCTATGCGGTCCGTTACAACAGCCTGTCAGAAGTTATCTGGGGAGAGTTTGTAGAGCAGTTCGCCCCCGGAGCCTTTACTGCCAGTTTGGCCTCGGGTGCTGACTGTCGCGCACTGTATGAGCATGACCATATGCAACTGCTGGGCCGCACCACGTCCGGCACGCTGGTACTCACTGAAGATAATACAGGCCTCCGCTTTGAGCTGACGCCGCCAGATACCCAGCTTGGCCGCGATGTGCTTACGCTGGTGGAACGTGGCGATATTTCTGGTATGTCCTTCGCTTTCAGGGCGATCAGTGAGGAATGGAACATTGAAGTCGCGCCTTGTGTCCGCACCGTAACCGCTGCCGAGCTGCGGGAAATCACCGTCACCAGTATGCCCGCCTACACCCAAAGCAGTGTGGAGATTGCCCTTCGCTCTCTGCTGGCACAACATCCTTCACTGTCCGGCCTCAGTCTCGATATGCGCCGCCGTCAGGCTGAACTCGCGGGGTTGTGATATGTGGCCTTTTCGCAGGAAAGACGAACAGCGGAGCATGACTATAGACGAGTTCCTGTCGATGGCAGGGATTCCAAATACCGGTTCAGGCGAGTACGTGTCTGCGGGTACAGCGGAATCTCTGCCGGCGGTCATGAATGCCGTAGCGGTGATTAGTGAGGCGGTGGCAACAATGCCCTGCTATCTGTACAAAGTGCGCAATGATAAAGGGCGAGAGGCGCGGGAATGGCTGGACGATCACCCGGTAGATCACCTGCTGAACGAAACGCCCAACGACTGCCAGACCGCCTACCAGTTCAAACGTACCATGATGCGCCATTGTCTGCTGAACGGTAACGCCTACGCGGTTATCCGCTGGGGGCGTGACGGACAACCGCAATCATTACATCCGTATGCGCCGGGGGCGGTTGTGCCTGAGCGTATCTCCGAACATCGCTATAAATACACCATTACCGAACCTTTCACCGGAGAGGTTCGTACTTACCTTCAGGAAGAAATCCTGCATCTGCGCTACGCAACGGACGATGGCTTTCTTGGCCGTTCTCCGATCACCGTCTGCCGGGAAACGTTAGGGCTGGGTCTGGCTCAGCAGCGGCACGGCGCAAGCGTGATGAAAAACGGCATGATGTCATCTGGTGTTATCAAAACCAAAGACTGGATGGACAGCGCCAACGGCAAAAAGATACTTGATGCGCTGGAACGTTACAAAGGGGCCAGGAACGCCGGGAAAACGCCAATTATTGAAGGCGGCATGGAGTACGAACAGCTGGGCATGAGCAATCAGGATGCCGAGTGGTTAGCGAGTCGCCGCTTCACGATTGAAGATATCGCCCGCATGTTCAACGTGTCGCCGATCTTCCTCCAGGAATACAGCAACAGCACCTACAGCAACTTCAGCGAAGCCAGCCGTGCGTTTCTCACCATCACCATGCGGCCATGGCTCGCCAATTTTGAGCAGCAGATTAAAGCCTCGCTGCTGGTGGCTCCCCGCGTACCCGGCATTCGTTATCAGATGGAGTTTGATTCCGCTGACCTTCTCCGCGCAACGCCAACCGACCGTTACGCCACTTATGAGAAGGGTATCAAGTCCGGCGTGATGTGTCCGAACGAGGCCCGCGAACGCGAGGGGATGCCGCCCCGTGAAGGCGGTGACGAATTCAGCCAGGCATGGAAGCAGGAATTTCAGGTCAAGACTACTGGCAAAGCAGGTGGCGAATGAGAGCCGGGAAGATGAAACGCCGCATCACTTTTCAGGTATCGGAAGAACGCCGGGGAGAGTTGGGCGAAGTCATTCGTGAATGGCGCGACCTTACCACTGTCTGGGCTGAAATCCGTGAGATTAGCGGACGTGAGCGGATGACATTCGGAACGGTTTATTCGGAGGCAACTGTTCGTATCTGGACGCGCTACCGCGCCGATATCACCACCGCTAACCGCATTCTCTATCGCCTGCCGAATGTCCGGGGTCAGGTGTTCAGCCTTCTGGCTGTCATACCCGATGCTGACCATTCACGGCTGGAGCTGATTTGCAAGGGAGGTATTTCCAATGGCTGACCTGATAACACTGGATGAGGTAAAGCTGCACTGCCGCATTGACGTTGATGATGAAGACACCCTGATTGAAGGGTATATCGCTGCCGCGCTGGAGGTCTGCCAGAAGCATATCGGTAAACGGTTTGATGACGGGCTTGAGTTTACCCCGGCTGTGAAAGTGGGCTGCCTGATGTACGTCTCGCAGCTGTACGAGTACCGCACCACCATCAACGATGTGGAAACCAGCGTAGTGCCACTGGCGATATCTGCGCTCTGGTCTGTCTATCGTGACGCAGGAGTTTATTAAATGCCGTGGCAACCCTTACGCAGGTGCACAGAGCCGGGATGCAATAAGCGTGTGCAGTCAGGTAAGTGTGATGAGCACAAACGACAGGCTAACGCGCAAAAGACGGCCAGACGCGGCACACGTACCGATCGCGGCTATTCCAACCGATGGAGCGAATACCGCCGCCAGTTCCTTAAGGCTAATCCGCTGTGCGCTCACTGCCTGAAGCTGGAACTCTACACAGCCGCAACCATTGTTGACCACATCATCCCCATTGACGGAGAGGGTGACGTTCTGTTCTGGCCTGCCAGCAATCACCAGCCGATGTGCCATTCCTGCCACTCCCGCAAGACCACCACCACCGACCCGGTGACCAAGGAGCAGCGCAGGGCAGGTAAGTACCGTGAGCAGGAAGAAGCCGCACGTCACCGCAAAGACTGGATGTATGACCATGACTGAGCAGGAGATGAGGCAGCTTGTGGCCGCACTGACCCGCAGCCGTGAGCAGTTCAGCAGCAGGCGCAGCAGCGCAAAGACACCAAAGCGCATGAACGAGAGAGAGCGCGACATTCGGGACGCCTTCCGAAATCGATAATGATTATCATCTGACGGGTGGGGGGAGTTTTAAAGACGACCGCCCCGCCGGAAGGAACCACCCGCTCCCTCAAATTTTTATGTGCGGTAATTTTTTTGAAAATAAAACGACAGGAAAAACAATATATTATGAGCGGAGCACCGAAACCCCCGGCCTATCTCGATGACATTGCACAGCAGCAGTGGAAGGCCAAAGCGAAACAGCTGGCCGAACGGGGCGATCTGACCGCCGCCGACTGGAATAATCTGGAGCTGTATTGCGTCAATTATTCGATGTACCGCAAAGCGGTAGAAGACCTTGCCCGGCGCGGCTTCAGCATTGTTAACAGTCAGGGCGGGGAGAGCCGCAACCCGTCTCTGAGCGCCAAGGCCGATGCAGAGAAGATCATGATTAAAATGTCTTCGCTGCTGGGCTTCGATCCGGTCAGTCGACGCAAAACGCCTGTTGAGACTGACGAGGAAGACGAGCTTGACCGCCTGGCATAATTACGCCGAATCGGTACAAAGTGGGGCTATACCCGCCTGTAAGCGCGTCAAACAGGCCGTTGAGCGCTACTTCAGCGACCTGAATAATCCTCTGTACTGTTTCGACAGCGCAACGGTTGAGCGGTTTATTGTCTTTTCCCGCCTCTGTCCGCACGTCAAAGGCCCGCTGCGTGGACAGCCGATAGTGCTGGAGCCGTGGCAGCAGTTCGCCTTTGCCTGCCTGCTGGGCTTCAGGGTGAAGGCAACCGGACGCAGGAAGTTTAAGAGCGCCTATATTCAGGTGCCGCGCAAGAACGCCAAATCAACCGTGGCCGCGATGCTGGCTAACTGGTTTCTGGTGATGGAGCACGGCCAGCAGGACATTTACACCGCTGCCGTGAGTCGTGATCAGGCCCGTATCGTGTTCGACGATGCGCGCCAGATGTGCCTGTTGTCAAAACCGCTGAAAAAGCGCCTGACCATTCAGCAGCATAAAATGATTTACGCAAAGTCCAACAGCCTGCTGAGGCCACTGGCGGCCAAAGCGGCGACCATCGAAGGGACTAACCCCAGCCTGGCGATTGTGGACGAATACCACCTGCACCCGGATAACGGCGTGTACTCCGCGCTTGAGCTGGGCATGGGCGCACGGCCTGAAGGTATTCTGTTTGCCATCACCACCGCAGGCAGCAACGTGGTATCAGCCTGTAAGCAGCACTATGACTACTGCTGCCAGATACTGGCCGGAGAGGAAGCCAACGAATCGCTGTTTGCGCTTATTTACGAGCTGGACGACGAAAGCGAGATTGACGATATGTCACTGTGGATAAAGGCTAATCCTAATCTCGACGTGTCCGTTGACGGTGCGGCGCTGGCTGACACCATCCAGAAGGCCCGAGGCATACCCTCGCAGTGGGTGGAAATGCTGACCAAGCGCTTTAATATCTGGTGTCAGGGTGCCACGCCGTGGATGGGTTCCGGTGCATGGGACGCCTGTAAGGACGACTACAGCGAATCCGACCTTGCCGGGATGGAGTGTTACGCCGGGCTTGACCTGTCGTCTACCGGGGATATTACCAGCGTCTGCTATGCGTTCCCGTCTGACCGCGAAATCCGGCTGCTGACCCGTCACTACCTGCCTGAGGCGCAACTCAACAACGTAGCCAATAAAAACCGCGCCATTTACCGCCAGTGGGCCAAAGCGGGCTGGATACGCACCACACCTGGCGACTGTATCGATTATGACCGCATCCGTGACGATATTCTCCGTGATGCTGAGGTGTTCGGCATAAAGTTGGTGGGCTTTGATACCTGGAACGCCACGCACTTACGTACCCAGCTACAGGGGGCGGGACTCGATGTTGAGCCGTTCCCGCAGACCTACCTCAAGTTCAGTCCGGTAGCGAAGTCGCTGGAGGTGTTCGTTAACCGCAGGGTTATCCGGCACAACGGCGATCCGGTTCTGGCCTGGGCAATTGGTAACGTGGTGATGGAGTCTGACGCCAACGCCAATATCAAGCCGAACAAAAAGAAATCGGCCAACAAGATAGACCCGGCGATAGCGGGATTAATGGCGTTCGGTACCTGGCAGGCTGAGCACGAAGATTTCAGCTTTGATATGTCCGAGGCCCATAAACAGCGCCTTGCAACCTTCACAGGCGTATGAGGCCACCCATGCAGCATAACGACATTGCCGCCCAACTGGCCGCCACCATGCAGGACGAAGGCTACGAGCTGGACGCCTGCGACCGTCTGATTATCCGGCAAACTCTCGCACGCGCACTGACCGCACAGCGCCGCAGGGCAGAGCGTGAACGTTCAGCCAGCACTACCTACACCTGGAATAAACCCTCAAATCCCCGCCGCCGATAGTGGTACAGGTGGCACAGGTCGAAATTAGCTGTACCACCCCACCTGTACCAGCTGGAAGCCGCGCCAGTACTGGGCTGAGCGCAAAGTGGTACAGGTGGTACAGCAAAAACAGCAAAACCGCCAAAAGCCCCGATTTGTTCTCATGCTTACAGCCCATCTTATCACCTTCCCTGATATAATCCTCGCCTCAAACGGTTCTCATGCTTTCGCTGTTGTACATGATTGTGCGATACTCCGTATATCAATCGGTGTATCAATATCTGATTTTTATACACGAATTACATGGAATATAACTGAATAAAATCAGTGAGATATATAGAAAATGAAACATTCCGTAGAAGTGATGATCTCCGAAGCCGAGATTGCCAAACGCGTTGCTGAGATGGGTCAGCAGATTAGCGAGAAATACCGCGACAGCGGCAGCGACATGGTGCTGGTCGGCCTGCTGCGCGGCTCCTTCATGTTTATGGCCGATCTGTGCCGCAAAATTGAGGTGTCGCATGAGGTCGATTTTATGACGGCTTCCAGCTACGGCAGCGGCATGTCCACCACGCGGGATGTTAAAATCCTCAAGGATCTGGATGAGGATATTCGTGGCAAAGACGTGCTGATTGTTGAGGACATCATTGATTCCGGCAATACGCTGAGCAAAGTGCGGGAAATTCTTCGCCTGCGCCAGCCCAAGTCGGTGGCGATCTGTACGCTGCTGGATAAGCCCGAGCGGCGTGAAGTGGACGTGACCGTTGAGTACGTCGGCTTCACCATCCCGGATGAATTTGTTGTGGGATATGGCATTGATTACGCCCAGCACTATCGTCATCTGCCGTTCGTCGGCAAAGTGGTGATGCTGGAGGAGTAG